GTTTAGTAGGGGGGACACCATGTCCCTTTTACTTGCGCCCAACGCAAGTATTAGAGTTACGCACTCCAATAGCAGCGGGTTTTATTGGTTTTCCTTCCATTGGTGAGAGCTTTGCTTTAGGTTTCTCGATCACCAGGGGGTGCAGTCCTTTCTCTTTAGCGAGTTTAAGGTTCTTGTCACGAATGGTTTTGCGTGCCTTGTAAGTACGAACTGCGGACCTTCCAGCGAATATTGAACTCAATGAACTGATAGAGGGTCCATCGAATACTGCGGAAGGGGATAAACTGAAGTCCCATGAAGTCATGGTACCAGCAAAGATCCAAGCCTCGGCTACTGCGCTTGCCAGAAAGTGGAAGCCAGCACCGGCTTTCGGAATCTCAATTTTCAAGAAACCGACTGCACCGGGCAAAGTAGCGTCATTGGCTGAAAGGGTCGGGTCGGTAGATCCGTCGGACAGGTCAGTCACAACACCTCCATTGTCCCCAGCAATGATCATATCTGCGTTAGGGGTCTGTGTAACACCATAAAAGTCAAACAGATATGTACCTGGGGTGGAGAAAGTCAAGTACGCGGCAGCAGCCACTGCGCCGGCTTGTTGTACTTGATTGGTTATGAGCATTCCGATATTGTTTGGGGTGCCGCCTTGGATAGGAAGGAGAGTGAAATCCCAATCATCAGGACTTCCAGCACCTATGGTCGCTTGTAGCTGTTGTAGTTGAAATTCTGGGGCAATTAATTCGACTTCATAGTCGACATAAAGTTCACCGACCGTTCCGGTCTCGGTACCAGCTGTAGCAACGTAGATTCTACCAGGGTAGTAGGATTTAGGATCTGATTGTGGAGGAAGATTATTTACACCTTTGATAGTGTAGTACGCCTTGGATTGATTCAAGAGCTTGACTTCTACGGGATAATCCATCATCAACCATACGGGAGATTTCTTTGCTCCCTCGTAAGTCATAAGCTCGATTGCATCATCAGGCTCATCGTCCTGGACGTTATAATCCAAAACCGTGTAAACGCTTCCGTCCGAGTTAGTCCCCACACTGGGTTCATAATAGAACGCCAATTTCTTGAACCGAAACTGTTCCCAGTTACAAGAAATTCCGGACAACCAAGGAAAGGCGGAAGGATTTCCAGGGTTTAGGGGTTGATTATAGACGATCTCGAATTCGCCTGTCCCAGTAGTTTCTAGGAGGCCAATGAGTTCTCTATGTTTAATACGACAAATCCGAGCAGCGGTAGGCTTGTTCTCGAATACGTAGCCCTGTGCTGCGGGTGCCGAAACTTGTGTTCCAGGGACTCCGGTATAGGGTACTGCGACCATACTTGTGCCGCTTGTCGGTGCAGGACGAGCTTGTGCTCCACTGCGTGGTATAAGGTTGCCAAGAGCGTGTGTAATTCCGTCAGCGACGGTAACGCCAGCATTGAGTCGTCGGATCTTTTCATCGAAGTCAAGATCGCGAAAGCGGGTCTTCTTTACTTTGTTCTTGGGTTGTTGAGGTTTAGCTCTAGGTTTAGGGGGCATGTTATATGCGTATAAATTTGGTAATTTGCGGAAAGTGGTTTTACCAGCACCACTGGCCAAGTGGTTTCTCATTTCTTTCCAGCTGCCTTAGGCTGTTTAGCCTTCGGAGCTGTACTCTTATTGGACGCTTGAGCAGCGCCACTGGTGTTACCATTCCCTTTCTTCCCCTTTCCGCCTCTACGACGGTTTCTCTTCTTCTTGACCTCTGGGTCAGGTTTCTCCTGGTCTACCACTTTAGTCTCGAGTTCCGAACCAGCTTCATGATTATGAAGAACACAGTTAGCTGGGATCGTAACTTCGGGAAGAGGCACTATTAGTGGTACGTTTAGGCATCGGTCTAAACTTGGGTCTTCATTCATGAATTCAACAAAAGTGTCAACATTCACGTCTGGGATCTGCTCTAGCAGAAAATCAATAAAGCACTCACAGTCCTCATTAGGGTACTGCTCTGACTTTAGTGCGATGCTTTGTCTGGAACGAAATCCATGTTCATCTAGAAGCGTAGCCTCATCGTCCATGCCCTCAATATGGATATTAAGCTTGCGCAGAACATGTCGACTAAAGGCTCCAATAATGGGAGTGTTAGGGTCACTCAGTGCATAGCTCATACACTTCTCTTTAAGTTTGGTTTGTGCAGAGATAGCGCTAGCCCTGGTGACATGGAATTTGGCAAGTTGTCTCCGTATGTCACAGCAACTGTTTAGATCGCCTTGCCATACGAAGCGTGTGTAGAACCTGCTCAGAAAATTAACTCCACGTTTTCCCCTTTGGACGAAGTTAGGTTTTACCTTCAACCCAACGAAGGTGGCTGCATCAACGCAGTAACAATCAGGCATGTCACTGATTAATGCGTCGTCGCCAGCAATAGCCCTCTCTTTCTCAAAAGAGGTTTGTTGTGAGAATCCCATCATACGATACCCGACATAAGCAACAAAGTCGCCGATGACTGAATTCAAGGGAGAGGTCTCCATAGAGCCACTACCCCTACTAAACAGCTGTTCGTATACGATACCGAATGTGGTATAACCGACATTATTATATTGAGCTCCATGTAGTTCTCTGATTTCTTCATGGTATTCTTCAGGGAGAAGTGCTAAAAGAAGTTCGAGTTCTAAGTATCTAAGGAAATTATTGACGTGTCCGTCGAAGCGTGACATATCACTGGTCTGAACACCGTATTCTGATCTTTTACAGATTTCGGCAATTAACGCAGCGATTTCTTTGGGCGTCTTTCCAAAGGCATAAAAGTGTTGATTCTTTAGCCAGTCCATTACTGGGTACATTAGTGTAGCGTATCTGTACTTAAGCGGCCCCTGGATTATAGTTAT